GGCGTCCACATAGCTCCCAAGGAATGGCACGTCATTTGGGGGTAGGATCTTGGAGTACCAACACACACGAATGAACTGATAATGATAATTAGTCTGTTCATATGCGTGTACGTGCTGGGACTCAACGTGGCCGGTGGTTCTTTGAACACCACCAGGCCGATCCACACCCCCAATATGCCAACTTGTGTCGGAAGGGAACGTTTTTGAAACGCCACTTCCAGGGGCTGTACTGAATTTATGGGCGGTACCAGTACGAATACCGACTTCAACTTCTGGGACAATAGTTTCAAGAACTTCATCCTCAGTTGCTGAGTTAGACCACCAGGTTTTTGCTAATGTAGCAAAAGAAGTGTTCCACACCGTTTGTTGGGGGGGGGGATCGTCACTTGGGTTAGGAACGTGGACGACACGACGTTCATGAAATGGTCTGGGCATGTGGGCAGCAAGGGGTTCAAGAACCCCTTGCTCGTGTTTCCACAAATCTTCAGTAGCTCGTGCAGAAAACTGCTCTAGCTCATCGATTTGTCCAGACATTTCAGTTTGACGTTCAAGGAATAATTTCCACATTCGTGAGACCAGCTCATCGACTGTGACAATTTCACCTTGACCGTCAGGGTGACCAACTGGTACGCGGGGGTTTGGACGCCAAGGGCGCATCTCTAATCTGTATTGAGACAGATCATTGATGTTTGTGCCCTTGACGTGTCCCGTTGCGTTGTCCCAGTTGGGATTGCTGACATGCACTACAAAGTCACGACGACGATGCACTGCATTCTTATCAGCAAGCTGCGCGTAGTGCGTGAGATCTTCCGTGTTGGATGAGATCGCAACAAACATGGCTATCATGAAGACAACCCCTTTTTGATCAAGGGCTGCCATATCAAGAGGATAGCGCACGCTATTAACGATCTTCACGAAAGTTTCACACAAATTGGTACGCGCTTCCTGAGAAGCATTTTGATTGGCGTCATCTAGAAGGATTGTGGGCTGGCCATAATAGCCATCCCAAAACCCATCCG